GATCGCTCATTAACAATGCTGATGCAGGATTCAATCCACCAACCAATGCAGCCATTCCCATTGGACTAACTCCTGCCATTAGCTGCGCAACGCCAAATTGTCCACCAAGAGAGCCAACTAATGTTCCAATGTCGGCAACATTTGCTAATTCTAACATACTATCGAGTTGCGCAACATCCAAACTTCCCAGAAGCGATTGAACATCGGTCAGTGAAGTCAGGCTAGTTAATTGTGACGTCAATGCAGTTACATCTGGAATTGCTGGGAGAAAGTCGGTCAATCCTGGAGAAATGGCAGGAAGTGATGGTATTGAGAATGCGGATGCACTCGAAGAAACACCTGTAGCTGAAACTTTACCAGCAACTGCAAGTTTACTTGTTTTGATTGATGAGGATGATGTAATTGAGGTTGATCTTCCACTAATCGCCATCGTACCGCCAGAAGAAACGCGCGTTGAAGATTTAGCGCCAATTGATGTAGTTTTAGAAGAATCGATCTTTACATCTTCAGAAGAAGTGACTTTGAAGTCATTCTTTGATGTCATTTTGATTTCACCCGCAGACTTGATATCAATATCACCCCCAACATCAATTTTGAGGTTTCCTGCGATCTTTATCGTACAATCTTTATCTACGCTGACGATTGCTTTACCCATCACATAAACATAGTCATCACCCATTACAACTGAATAGTTATCCTTTACAATCTCTTCAACTTTAGTACCATTCGGCTGAATCTCAAACATTGTTCCAGATCTATGATCTAATTCAATTCGTTCAGCGCCAGGGGTGTCGTCGAACTCCAGTGAATGTCCTGATTCAGTCTCCATCGCATTATTGTATGGATAAACTGGAGCATATGACGGCACTGGTGTGTTATACTTTGCTTTTCCAACCGATGGGATTGCAATCGGACCACGTTCTTTTCTTGAAGTTACAACATGAGTTTCATTTGGATCATTTCGAGCTAATGCTGATGTCGTTGGTGAACTTAGATCTCTTTGTTTTGGATAGTTTTCTGGCTCTTCTTCGGTGGCTGTTGCGCCACCACCAGTTCTACTATAAATTCTTGATATAACTTTCTTGGGTGCAGAAGCGAGTTCATCTGGCGTTCTGAGATCATTGAATCCAGTATCAAGATTAGACTTCTCAATCGCAAATGATGGTAATACACCAAGGATTAGTGGAACCTGTGCGCTTCTACCATCCGAGAAGAAACCAAATACGAAGTCGCCTTCTTTCGGAGTGGCGAAACCTGTATTGTTGACTGAGTTGATTGGAATCGCCCACGGTAGATCTTCAGAAGGAATATCGCCAAGACTTGGACTGTGCCAACCAAACACACGAACCTGACATCGACCCATTTCCAATGGATCTTTTCTAGATTCGACAACACCCATCCACCAAACGAATCCATCTAATCCTGCGTAATTCTTTTCAATCATGATTTAGCCAACTCTCTCAGCTTGTCTAAATTGTTCTTTGGTGCTGGCATTGGTTCATTGATACTGTCAGAAAGAAGTTCTAGAACAGTCACATAGACACCTTCGTTCTTGTTTATTCTATGATGAACAGAAGAGACCAAGTATTTTCCACTTCTCGTTTCATTGAGTTCAACATCTTTATCTTGATCTATAGGCTTCATGTCTGGAATGTCAATCTCAACAACTTGACCAGCCTTTAGAAGAACATCACCAGGAACAGTTCCGACCATCTTGAACAGATGCAGCTGCCCCATTTTGGATGCAGTCTGTGACAACCATTCTTCAGGAAGCATTGGATTCCTTGTTGCGTCAGCATCAGTAGTCATGGAATATTTTAACATGTTCTGATAGGAATCATAGAATGTTTTATTCAATCGGTTCTTGAACGCATTCATTGTTACTTCTTTGTTCAATACGCCTTTATCTTTGAATCGAACAGCATTGAATGGTGATATTTTCATCTTCTTCGTGATTAAATTCAGATTGGCAATTGAAGACGAGAATGATCCATATCTTGATGACTTGAGAACATCGAACTCTTCAATAATTTTCAGAAAGTTAAACGAAGACATGTTCTTGAATACATCATCGTCGATCTTAAAGTCTTTTGAATATTTGGCATATGGCTGTAACTTGATCAGATTTTCATATGATGTAAAGTTAAATCCATCACGATTCTCAAAGAAGAAGAACAAACTTTCGTTTCTAGAATACGCTTTCGTAACAAGCCACATTATTGCTTCAAATGGATCCATTCTTGGAATGATTAAATCAAATGCTTTCTCTGTTTGTTGCAGAACATTAATCTTCTTCTTGTTCACCTGCAAGTATGAAAATAAAATATCACTAATGATGTCACTGACTTTCAACCCTTTATATGATTTCGAAATTGATATCTGTGGTGCGAGAATCATTTCTTCGCTACAAAAGTGCATTGTGTAGTTTTGATAATTTGTTCCAAAGTCTCTATCTGACACTTTGTACAATCTGAATACTTTTTTAATTGGGTCTTCTAATGTCGGCTTATCAATCTCAAGTTCAAGATATTCGTTGCCATGAAATTTGAAAACTGAAAGTAAGTCATTCCCATCTGCGACTCTTATTTTACAAGTCATACATGGCGAAAATATGTCTTCAAATATGTCAAGCTCAAGGACAAGATTGCGAATGTCAACTGACTGACCATCACTAGTGTATAGTGTTAGGTTCTTGATCTCATAATCTGAACTTTTAACTAAATCTGTCATTTACTTAGGAGTTGTTTGAATTCATTTTCAATTTGCTGTACAAACTCATTTCGAATCAACTTGATGCTGCGCTTGTTCTCATTTTTAGTCAACTCGTAATCATAACTGCTAATTGCATAATCGCGAACTGTTTTTGTAATTATGACACCATCTATTGTTTCTGTTGTCGTCTCAACTGTAATTGGACTTGTTGCCAATGTTGGTAGAGTGTTAGTGACAACAACTCCTGTAGAATAGTTATATGATTTTTCTTGAAGCTCTTGGACATATTCTTTCGTATCAATCAACCCATTATCATTGGTTACCATTTCAGTTCTACGTTCATAATGATGAATCTCAGACTGAGCATTTGCGACTGATCCATAAGTGTATTCGACATATGCATCAAGTTCGCCATAATCTAATGGAACATCGTAATATGGATCAATGAGATTATTCGCAAACATAACCATCCAGTATCGATTTGCGTCATCATACAATTTATGCGCAACAACCTCTGGGTTATCTGAATCTTTCATTTGATACTGATAGAATATTTGAATATTCTCCAGAACATCTTTGATCAATCTAACTCGCGTTAGTGGATTCTTTATGAGTTTGAACTCTAGATCATTATCATCTAGCGAGTAGTTTATTGAATTGAAATTTGAAAAGTATTTCATTAGAATGATGGTCCGTCTGAATATGAAGTGTCAACCGCACCTGCATCATCTTCATATGCTTCTTTCGTCAATGTATCGACTTCGATAAATCTTAATTGCAATGCAACTTCAACTGGTGCGCCATCATCAAACGTGGCAAATGGACCAGCAGATGAATAATTCACGTCGATGTTCTCGAGAGCGCAAGTTGATATCTTTCCTATAAATCTATTCTCTTCATTCTTGAACATGAATTGAACATCAAACTGAGCTGGGATAGTGAAGTAAGATGCATCATCTCGACCAGCTAGTGATGGTGCAGAATAACGTTTAAATTCTCGAATAATGTTTTTAATGTTTCTTGACTCTAAACTTGATCTTGATTGTAATCTAAAGTCAAAAATGAAAGATCTGTTTCTTGTTTGCTTATAAACCATTTCAATCTGAGGATTGATAGCTAAACCTTGACTCTTCAATACCAATTCAGTGAAACCTTGATTCACAAGACCAGTCCTCTCAGCAAGCCTTCCCAATACCTCTGTCACACCAGAAGTCACACCTTCTGAAAATTTTACATCTGGACTCATTGCATTTGATATAGCTTCTAGAGTATCAACGCCTCCTCTCTGCGCTAGACCAATTTGTCCAATCGCATCACGAATACTAATTGCATCATAATCGTGGCTGAATGTCTGTACAACTGTATCTGGCATATACATCGCAATCGCAGTTCGAATTCTATTCAACTTTGGTCTTTTTTCGATTCCACTTGCGATTGAAGTTATGGCACCAGCGGCAGCACCAGAAGCAATATTTTCAACTGGTCTGAAACTTCCCCCGATAGCATTTTCTGCTGCATTAAATGTTCCAACTGCTGCTCCTGTTTCCACAGCACCTTTTGTAATTACTTGTGGCGTCACTCTAGTTTTCTTAATTAATTTATCTGAATTGGATAATATTTCGGATCCATCTCCAGCTTTAGCTTTAGTCACGCTGTATCCAGCACTTTCTGGGACATTGATGTAGAATATAACATAATTTGGAATTTTGTCGCTGGCTAGACCATCAGCTGGATAGTTGAATCTAGTGAAATTATATGCACCGCCTTCCAACTTATTCAGCTGCGAGGAGCTTCTATTTCTCTTTAGAGGCATGTCATGTCCTGATTGTTGACTATATATTTATATGGCATACTCAGGTAAATTCTTCCCAAAGAATCCATCGAAATACAGAGGTGATGTCCATAATATATGGTATCGGTCATTGTGGGAACGTAAAGCAATGGTCTACTTCGACGATAACCCAAGCATCATTGAGTGGGCATCGGAGGAGCTCATTATACCATATAAATCGCCTTTGGATAATCGGTGGCATCGCTATTTCCCAGACTTTATCATTAAGGTCAAGACTCGCTCAGAAGAAGTAAAAGTGATCGTCGTTGAAGTCAAACCAGCCAGCCAAACTAAGCCACCAGAGTATGGAAAGAAAGCAACCAAAAGATACATCACTGAGATTGCCACGTGGGGAGTGAACGAAGCCAAGTGGAATGCTGCTGTGGAATACTGTAAAGATAGAAACTGGGAATTTCAAATTATTACAGAGAATGAACTTGGTATCAAGTATAAATAAAGTCTATGGCAAAACTTATCGACAGAGTATCGAAGCAACTTCAGGCTGGTGGACTGAATCTCCGCACAAAGAAAGCACGAGATTGGTTACAGAGAGAAGTCGCGAAAGCATCGTTCGCCCCGAACATTCGAGGCGCGAGCATACTCAAAGACGATACGAGAAAAGTCGATAGAGTTTTACCAGGAAGATTGTATTTTTACGTTTACGATCCAAAGACGAAGGCAACATTACCATACTATGACAAGTTTCCGTTGGTGCTGCCAATTGAGAAATATTCTGATGGCTTTCTTGGATTAAACTTTCACTACATTCGACCAAAAGATCGATTGTTGTTGATGGACAAACTATATGATACTCTGACGAATGATAGGTTTGATGAGAAAACCAAACTTCGCGCCAATTATGATTTATTGAGTAACGCTGGGAGGTTTGGTGCTTATAAGCCATGCGTAAAGAGATATCTGAATAGTCATATACGGAGTGGGATCATTGAGATTGGAGTAAATGATTGGGAAATTGCATTGATGTTGCCTGTTGATAATTTTGTAGGTGCATCAAGAAGTCAAATATACAGAGAATCTGGAGCAATGTACTAATGGCATTTAGAATCAACGATTTCATATCGCATGCTGGAAAGTATGGTGAGTTTGCTCGAGCTGATAAGTTCGACGTGAGAATACCTGTACCGAAAGCATTGATTCGTAATCAAGCATTCACAAGCAGAGAACTGACGCTCCAGTGCGAAGCTGCAGAACTTCCTGGTCGAAATGTCAACATGATCGAATATCGTCACCACTCATTTACCGAGCGTGTTCCACATTTCAATACGTTCGGTGAAACTTCACTGACATTTTATTGCAACAACGAATTCGCAGAAAAGAAATTCTTTGATGCATGGATTGATTCGATGGTTCCAATATACAGTGGCTTGGTCAAATACTATCAAGATGACTCATATGACAATCTATACACATCAAACATAGTATTAAGACAATACAAACTGACCAGTGAAGATCCAATCTATCGATGCACGTTGGTCGAGGCAATCCCAACAGCAATATCACCACTTTCGCTGAATTGGTCAGATGATTCAATTCATAGATTACAAGTTAGTTTCGCATTCAAACTTTGGAGAACTGAAGACGTCTCGACAGTGAGTCCTGAATTGTCACAATCATTCGAAATCGAGTTGACAGATAGGCAACGTCAACGCATATAAAACTGGAGTCATTATGGCATTACCGAAATTAGATTATCCCGTATTTGATATACCTGGGATAAGTGTAAAGAGTAAACCGATAAAATTTAGACCATTCTTGGTCAAAGAACAAAAGATACTGATGATGGCTGTTGAATCGAATGATATCAATGAAGTCATTCAGAGTTTGAAACAGATTATAACAAATTGTTGCTTGGAAGACATTGACGTTGATAAACTGCCTCTTGCGGATCTGGAACTGATATTCCTGCATCTGAGAGCGAAGTCAGTAAGTGAATCGATTGATGTTCTATTCAAGTGCAACAATATTCTGAATGATGAGCAAAAGTGCAACATGGTGATTGATGTTGCGATTGATTTGCTGAAAGATGTAAAAGTTGAGAGTAAGCAGAGTTCAAATATTATTTGGTTGAGTGATAAGATCGCGATCAAGATGAAGAATCCTACGTTGGATATCGTTAGATTGATTGATGATGAGAATCCGAATTACTCGGACAAGATTATTGCGAACTGTATTGATCAGATTATTGAAGATGAAGAAGTACATGATGCTTCAACGATACCAGAGGATGAGGTGGTTGAGTTTGTGTCTGAGATACAAACAAAAGATTACGAAAAGATGTGGCATTTCGTTACGAATGCGCCAACCATAAAGTATGAACAGAAGCATATCTGCCCGAAGTGTGGATATGAGCATGAGATAAAGTTGGAGGGCATTTCTGATTTTTTTTCCTGAGCTTTGGTAATGATTGTCTGAAGAATTATTTTCAGACAAATTTTGAATTGATACAGAAACATAAGTATTCATTGACTGAACTCGAAAGTATGATTCCTTGGGAACGCGATATCTATATCAGAATGCTATCAAATTATATTGAAGCTGAGAATGAAAAGATAAAACTGAGAAATCAACAGTTACGAGCAGCGAGAAATAGAAGGTAATGCCAAGAGGAAGTGGGTTACGAGGAAGCGGATTATCTCTGAGATCAATCAGATCTGATCTCAAAGGAAGTCCAACATATGAAAATTTTCTTTCTTCGCGAAAGCAAGAAATAAAGGCTCAGAGCACTCTGAAATATGGTGGTGGCTTTGGGCGAAAAGTATTATATGGAATGACCAAAAGCGTAACTGGCGAACAGGTTGCTGACCAAATTGCTCAGATGTTTCGCGATAAAGGTAAAACAGAAGAAGCATACCAAACCCTCAAAGGCGAAGATAAATCAGAAACAAAACTC